TAGGTAAGGATAAAGGTGCAGAGGCACGTGAAAGGTTGAAGTCTAAGAAGACATCTAGTGATTCTAAACCTGAACCTAAGAGGTCAGATCGTTTGAGAGCTGGATTAAAGAAAGCTGGATCTGCTATTAAGAAAGGTCTTAAAGCAGCAGGTAAAAAGATAGTTGGTACTGCAGGTAAGGCTGCTGGTCATGCTGCTGGTGAATATCAAGCAGCAAGAATCAAGGCAAAGCGTGCTGCAATGTCAAGACCTACTAAACAGAACACAGACAAGCCAGAAAAGAAGGATGATGATGGTACAGGTGGTAAGTTAGATAAACTTCTTTCTGATGTTAAGGGTAAGAGATCTGATTCTTCATCTTCAACAACTAAAAAGGTTGTTAAGAAGAAGGTTGTTAAGAGATCATCTTCTAGTGGTGAAACACGTAAGGCAGTCGGTGGTGCTTTAAAAGCAGTCGGAAGACTTGTCAAGAAAGGTGTTAAGAAAGCAGTTGGTAAGACTGCTAGATTTGTATCCAAAGGAAGTGACAAACTTGCTAGTCGTTTAGGTGAGGACTATGATAAGATTGCACATCTATATGAGTCAGGACTATTCCCTATTGAAGAAATAGAAACGATCATTGAGGAAATGCACAATGTTAACGTTTAAAGAACTTTCTGAGAAAAAAACTAAAGTTAAGATAAATCCTAAAGTAGAGGATTTGAAAGAGAAACAGGACTGTGTTGATTGCGATTGCGATCAACATCCCTGTATTAAGTGTGGTGAAGACCATCACGCTGGTACCAAATCAGACCTTAGACAATCAGTTAAAGAAAATTATGCAAGTGAAAAAGAAATCTCAGAAGAAAGGCCAGAAGAAGTCGGAACTGAGAAGCTCTTAACATTTAATGAATTAAATAGATACGGTAAAGAAACTGGTAAAGCAACTGGCTCTATCAATAAGAGAGCTGGTAGTGCTGTAAAGAAAGGTGGAAACACATCTGATAAAGCACTGATGTATGTCAGAAATATGATCCGTAGAGAGACAGGTAAACCTGAAGGTCAACGTAAGAAGGTTAAGGGTGAGAAGGGTAGACAGCAACCAGGTGATAGAAAAGGTACACCAGCAGGTACGATTGAAAAACGTCGTCAGGCAAAGAAAGATGCTGAAGCACTCATGAGGGATACACGTGGAACATAATATTCAAGAGATTAGTAGTGACCTAATGGCACGTAAAGCAGCTGATGCTGAGAAGAAATCTATTGAACGGAAGAAGAAAAAGTATTTAGATTTTAAGAAACAAGGTGAAGCAGCAAAGAAAAGGATTAAGTTTTACGATAAGAAGGGCAGTGGTTATATGAAAGACGGTAAAAAAATCTACGATTAGGATATATAATATAGTTGCATTATAATTCATGACACTTTCAAAAGAAGTAGTCCTTGAGGCACTTCGGTGCTGTCGTGACGTTTATCCTCATAAGCAAGATTTTTTAGTCAGTAGAAAAATTGCAGGTCATACTATCCTTGCGGTAGAAGGTACTAATGAAACTACGGACTGGATAACTAATCTGAAGTTTTTGATTAAGAGAGATGATTGTCACCGAGGATTTAAGAACAATGCTAATAGGACATTAGCAGAGTTAGTAGTTGCCTATGAAGGATTAAATCCAGAAAGGAAACTAGTTATTGCAGGACATTCACTTGGTGGTGCTACTGCTACATTAATTGCTGATCTCCTTTGGGAATCAGGTAATAAAAATATTGCACTTGTTACTGCTGGATCTCCTAGACCAGGTGGACGTAGACTTAGAAAGAGGATTAAAGATCTTGAACATCTTCGGTTTGTGCATGGTGATGACATTGTTCCAGGGACTCCTCCTTGGCTCGCTGGCTATGTACATACTCATCCAGAGATTAAATTGAAGGATGAAAACGATACTAGATTTGATGGTGTTGCTGATCATAACATGGGAGATTATGTTGTAGCAGCAGAGAAATATTATGATAGTAAAAAAATTGCATTATAAATAAATATACAGATTAATATTCGGAGTAATTTACCATGCCATTATGGGGAAAATCCGCAGCTTCAGCCACTAACAAGCCCAAATGGCTGCCAGAAGACGAGGATTCAGATTATAATAAGGCCACCGTATATGCAGACACTAGAGGGTGGGTTGTAGCAGCTGGTTCTAAATCAACTGGAAACGATAATGTTAACGCACAACCAGAAGTGTTAGCATGTGTAGGCGGTCTATCAACAACTCTTGCTGCACCTACTGTAACCAAGATTCGTATTGTACAATCTTCTATTTCAGCTGGTAGTAGGACAATTACTGCTGAAGTTACATGGGATGAGAAGGTAACAGTTGCTGGATCACCTCAAGTTGCAATTGCTAACGGTAACCAAGGATCAGGTAGTGGTCGTGGACCTCACACTCTTACCTATACTGCAACTGGTTCAACTGCAAACAGGAAGCGTTTCACAGCAACATCACAAACAGTTGCTGAAGATGACGTATTGACACTAGGTGGAAGTAACATTTCACTTAACAGTGGCACAATTACTGACACAGCAGATGGTTCAACAGCAGCATCACTGGTACTCAGTGGTTTGACAGCAGTTACACTAACAGTTTCAGAATAGAATAACAAATGATATTCAGCGAATTGAATGAAGACAACTTTGTTCTCTTCGCTATGAAACATTATGAGAATCCTCATTGTGCAACCAAAGAGGATTTCGATGAAGACATGAAGAGGTTTAAATATCTTAAGCGATTGTTTAAACGATATTTGCGAGGTGGGTCATTGAGAACCCACCTTGTTATTAACCACCTTATTATTCTTTTTAATGTTTTTGGCGAAGCGACTACACCATTACTCTTCTTTAAACTAGAGAGAGAATATTGGTGCATCTTAAAAACCTTCTTAATATTTTTAAATAAATATCCTGTAGGGATGATGCCTGATCTAGACACAGACGTTGACATAGAACACGAGTTGGAACTACTATGAAAGAAGAAATGATGACAACTGGATTTACTGGTGGGGATGCTGCCACAGGTCCGACTGCTGGTTTTGATCCTGTTCTCAAAATGAAAGCAAAGCGTAAGGATCTTAAAGGTTTAGTAGCACCAGGTAATAAGTTATCAGATGGTAAGAAAAAGATAAAAGAGAATGCAGTAGATAAGTATGCTCCTAAGTCTAGACTATTTCAATATAAAGTTTCTCTTCCAGAAGTAGGTGAGACTGTTGTATATGCTAGCTCACCAGCAGAATTGAGACAGAAGTTACGTTTACTAATTAACTATCGTTACAGAGGTGACATAGAGATTGAAAGAATACTTCCTGCTAATGCATATAAGTTCTTTACAGATAAGAGACAGAAGCATTTAAGGAATGTGCAAGAGAGTGATGTCCATTCAGGACAAGGTGAAAAGATTCAGAAGAGAACTAAGAAGTGGATGGATAAGAAGGGTATGAAGGGTGCTCCAGGTTTGGATGCAATGAAAGCAAGAACTGCAGAGCATAAGGCAAGGCGTGGTGTTAAAGAAGCAACTCTTGATGAAGTTAAGTCAGCATGTAAGTCAAGACTGAGTAAGAAGACTAAGCAGTTAAAAGGATACTAATGTCTGAGATAAACGCTGCGATATTAGAGCGACTGGAAAAGGTTGTAGATAAATTATCTGATAACTCCACCAAGATGGGTGAGTTGCTTGCTGTTCATAATGAGAAGTTGGATAAGCAAGATAGAATTGATGCAGTATTATTTGAGAAGGTAGAGTCAGTCCATAGAGAAGTTAATAGGAGATCTGATGAGATCAAAAAAGGTTGTGAAAGGGATATACGAAAGGTTGATGAGCGTCTTAGGATCATGGAAAAGAAAATGTGGACTATTTTTGGTGCTCTTAGTGTTATATCTTTCGTGGTTAGTCCAATCGGACAATCGGTACTAAGAAACTTGACAAATAATTCAGTAGCAGTTAGTATGGAGAGCGAGGTCACAAGGACTATTGAGTGATTGATGTTATGTATGCTAACCTTGTGTCTTCTCGTTTAGAGAAGTTCAAGCAGGTTAGAACTGGTGTATACACCTTTAGGTGTCCCTATTGTGGCGACTCTGAAAAGTATAAAAATAAAACACGAGGTTATTTCTTCACAAAGAAGAGTGGTCTCGTTTTTAAATGTCATAACTGTGGTGTAGGAAGGTCTTTCAGTAATTTTTTAAAGGATAATGCACAGGATGTTTATGATGAATATGTATTAGAGAGATATAAATCAGGACTTACAGGTAAGGGTAGAAATGTTGCTGATCCAAAGTTTAGTTTTGAAAAACCAACCTTTAAAAGAAAGGTAAATCTCAAGAAAGTTTCGGAGCTAAATAAGAAACATCCAGCATATGAATATATCGTAAACCGCAAACTTGATCCTTCGTTATTCTTTTTTACAGATCAGTTTTGCAAGTGGACAAATGAACAAAAACCAACCTTCAAGAGTATCAAGAAGGATCAATCTAGAATCATAATACCTTTTATTGATAAGGATGGAAGTTGGTTTGGTTATCAAGGAAGATCGTTAGACCCAAAGGATAAGATGAGATACATCACCATCATGTTTGATGAGGATAGATCTAAAATTTATGGACTAGATAGAATTAATGAAAGTAAATCAGTTTACATTGTTGAAGGACCGTTTGACAGTACCTTCATTCAGAATTCCGTTGCGATGGCTGGGTCTGATGTTGATCCTCGGACGTTTGGTTGGAGCGATTATATTTGGGTTTATGATAACGAACCTCGCAACAGACAAATCGTTGATAGAATCTCCAAAACCATTGGCAGAGGAGAAAAGGTAGTCATTTGGCCAAATGATATATCTGAGAAAGACATCAATGATATGATTCTAACTGGACATAATGTTCAGCATGTGATAGAATCAAATACATATCATGGACTAGAAGCAAATCTTAAATTCAACAATTGGAAAAAAGTATGACCCCTGAGATCAAAGTAAAGAAAAGAAACGGTAGAGGTACCGAAGCTCTGCAACTAGAGAAGGTTCATAAGATGGTCGAGATGGCCTGTAATGGGCTAGCAGGTGTGTCAGAATCACAAGTTGAAATGAATGCTGGTCTCCAGTTCTTTGATGGAATTGAGACACAGGATATTCAAGAGATACTAATTAGATCTGCGAATGATTTGATTAGTTTGGAGTCTCCTAACTATCAATTTGTTGCTGCTAGACTACTCCTATTTGGTCTTAGGAAGTCTGTATATAAATCTCATCCTGATGCACGACCTACATTAAAACATCATGTTGTTAATTGTGTTGCGAAAGGTGTATATGATCAAAGTATTCTTACAAAATATACAGATGAAGAGTGGGAGAAGTTAAATAGTTTTATTGATCATGACCGAGATTATTTGTTTACCTATGCTGGTTTACGTCAGGTAGTTGATAAGTATCTTGTCCAAGATAGAAGCACTGGGGAAGTATATGAGACTCCTCAATTCATGTATATCATGATTGCTGCTACATTATTCCAAGACGATGACCCATTTTATAGATTAGATTATGTCCGAAAATACTACAACGCAATCTCCAAGCACCGAATCAACATCCCAACGCCAGTTATGGCTGGGGTCAGATCACCCATTCGTCAATTTGCATCTTGTGTTCTGGTTGATTCTGATGACACCCTCGATAGTATCTTTAGCTCTGATATGGCTATTGGCAAATATGTCGCACAAAGGGCTGGTATTGGCATTAACGCAGGCCGAGTCAGGGGTATCAACAGCAAAATCAGGGGTGGAGAAGTTCAACACACAGGTGTTGTTCCCTTCCTTAAGAAATTCGAGTCAACTGTTAGATGCTGCACGCAAAACGGCATTAGAGGAGGATCAGCCACTGTCCATTTTCCTATCTGGCATCAAGAAATTGAAGACATCTTGGTCCTCAAAAATAACAAAGGAACCGAAGACAACCGAGTCAGAAAACTCGACTACTCCATCCAACTAAGTAAGATTTTTTATGAGCGATTTATCCAAAACGGTAATATTACTTTATTCAGCCCTCATGATGTGCCTGGGTTGTATGACGCTTTTGGTAGCGATACCTTTGACGAACTCTATACTCAATACGAATCAGACATCTCTATCCCCAAAAGAACCATTGGTGCTCAAGAACTTATACTTGATCTCTTAAAGGAGAGAGCAGAGACTGGTCGTATTTACATCATGAATATCGATCATTGTAATAGTCACAGTTCATTCAAAGATAAAGTTAGCATGAGTAATCTCTGTCAGGAGATCACTCTACCTACTACACCACTCCAACATATAGATGGTCAAGGTGAGATTGCATTGTGTATTCTTTCTGCTATTAATATAGGTAAGATTAATAAACTTGAAGAGATAGATGAGTTGTGTGAGTTAGCAGTAAGAGGATTGGATGCACTGATAGATTATCAACAGTATCCAATTAAAGCAGCAGAAGAAAGCACTAGAAATCGTAGATCACTTGGCATAGGTTACATAGGTTTAGCACATTACTTGGCTAAGAATGGTGTTAAGTATGATGATCCAGAAGCATGGAAATTGGTTCATACATTAACTGAAAGATTCCAGTATGCTTTATTGTCTGCATCTAATCGTCTTGCAATGGAGAAGGGACCATGTGGTTACTTTGGTAAGACAAAGTATGCTGATGGAATACTACCTATTGATACATATAAGAAAGACGTAGATGAGATTGTACCTAATGACCTATCATGTGATTGGGAGCATCTTAGGAAGCACATATCTAAGTATGGGTTA